AAGCCGAGAGGCGACAACAAGTCGGATACGATATCCACTGGCGCGCCTATACCGCGCGCCACTCCCAAATTAACCCGTGGCATGATTTCTGGGTCACGAGTATTTTTTAGCAAGCGGCGCAATTCTTGCTCAAACAAAACAGCGTCTTCTTTCGCCGTCTCATCGCCTTGCTGTGCCCGCGTAATGGCTTCTGCCCAAGCGCGCTCAAGCCGCCGAATGTTATTTTCCATGTGTGCGCCTATTCATATGCCGACAAACGGTCTGCTACGGTTTGGCTGATCGCGCTATCTTCTTGCGGCGCTAGCGCATTGCGCAACGCGCTTATTCTCATAAGACCTGCTGTCAATTCCCGTTCTTTTACTTGGTTTTCCAGCCTTAGCGCAGGCGACAAGTCACCTTGCAACGCTTCCTTCACAAAGTTTAGTTCCATTTGGAATGCCGACGACAAAGCGTCAAGTTTTGCAACGGCGTTAGAGGCACTTTCAAACGGAGACCCCGGCTCAGGTGTAAGTTCGTGGATACGGCTCATAAGCGACTCATTTGGCTGGCGCTGGTAAGCCAATGCCACGCCTCGCAGAAGGTATTCACGCAATACATTGATAGAAGCCGTGGTTTCCTGAACCGATGGAAACAACGGCGGGGCGCCGACAACACCGGATGTTTTATTGGCGAGCCATCGCAAAAAGCCAGGTCCTCCAAAAGCGCCAGGTGCGTTCGGAAACTCATCAGCATATCCCGGCACTATCGGTTCGGTTTGCTCGGGCGCTTCTTGTGGCTGCTGTGGGATAGTGGTTTCGGGCTGACCCTCTACTCCGGCATATGGCTGTCCCGTCGATCTATCAATCAAAATCGCCTCACCAGTGATCGGGTTTTGCGATACTGTAACAAGTTGCGATACTCTAATCGCGTCCGCGCGGGACAACCCTATTTCTTGCAATAGCGCAATGTCGCGCTCTGCCGCATTAGGTTCAACCGTTTGCGGCCCTTCGTAAATCACTTGCCCTGTATAGGGATTGACCAGATTATTCCCGACAACCTTGCCCTCCACTGGCGGTTGCACAGGCTCTGGCGTCATTGCGATAACCGCCGCAGACCTCGCGTCAAGGGCGCCAGTGGCAATCGCCTGCGCCAAGTCCGTGCGCCCCATTGACGCCAGCCATTCCGCCGTGCGGTTGGCCTGCCGCTCTTGCGAGCGTTGCTCCTGACGCGCCATGACAGCCTGCGCCAAGCCTTGATCCGGGCGCATTCGCAGGCTGTTCAACGCCAACGTCAGCCGATCCGGCAACTCTCCGCTTTGCCAGCTTTGCGCGATACGTTCGCGCCAGTTTTGCGGCTCCGGTTCCGGCGCAAAATCCATCAAGCCCGCCATCGGTGCCCCCTGCGTAGAAATACGATCTGATAGCATCAGCCCGCTCGGGGCCGGTTGCGCCGCCTGTTGGCCCTGGAACGCCGCGACCGGCTGACCGGAAATTGCGGCGACGAAATCGTCACGGATACCGCGCCCAAACGATCCCCACGTTGGCGCCATGTCCGAAGTATATTGCTCATGGGGGAACATGTCCAAATGGACGCTGCTACTCCCCATGTATTCCTCGCCAGCGCCGAACCCGCGAAACCCATACTGCGGTGCGGCAAGCGCCAATTGCCGCATTCGCTGGTCGCCAATCGTGACAACATTGCCCTGCGGGTCGAGAAACGTCACATCCGCCGCCAGCCCTCCGCGATGCCGTGGCGAGCCATATTCGCCTGTGCCAGACGTGATTTTGACTGTTGCGCCGGGTCCGAGAATATTAGCCGCAAGCGTTTGCAGCCCCGACACAACACGCGGATCGGGCGGATTGGGGCGACGTGGCCCCATGCTGAAAATCACATTCGCGGCTTGTTCCGGCGTCATCTGCTATTCCTAGCCAAAAAGCGAACCGAAGGCTTGCAGGTATCCAAGCGCGCCGGGGTTATACGTCTGTGTCGTGGTCTGCTGCCCGAGGTTCCCGCCCGCGATGCCGCCCATAAGCTGTTGCAGCGATTGCGCCGGGGCATTGGCAGCACCCTGAAACTGGCCGCGCGATGCGTCAATCAACGCCTGCAACATCTGCTGCTGTTGCGTCCCCTGCTGCATCTGCTGGTTTGTGATCGCCTGCCCGAACCCGAACCCTTGCCCGGCAAGACCGGATTGGATGCCCTGTTGCGCCTGCGCTGCTTGCAGTGCCGTGTTGAACCCCTGCGACCGAAGGCCAGCCGCCATCTGCGCGCCCTGATCCGCAAACGCGCGGTTTGTTTCGGCCTCTGCGACGCCTTGCCGTGATCCGCCAAACGCCCCCGCCGCCGTTGCCTGCGCGCCCATCTGACGCTGCTGCATCAGCCGCTGGCGCTCCAGGTCCTGCATCGAGGCATTCACGACCTGTTGCGTGTAGGGGTTCATGAATTGCCCGATATTCGGGCCTGCCACCGCCTGATTATACAGGTTCGCAGAGGTCTGCATGACGTTACCCGAGGGCGCCCCGGCCATCGTGGCCTGCATTCGCGGGCCATAGGTGTCAAACCGGCGCTGCATACCCGGCCCCATCGCGGCCTGACGCCCGCCGCCCGCTGGTTGGCTCATTTTGCTTTCCCCTTGCCAGGATTGGCAAACAACTGTTGCACTTCCTGATATTGGCCCGGATTGCGGCGCTTCCATTCCTGCATGGCCTTGACATCCCGCCGGAGGAATAGCCCATGAGACCGCCGTAATTCTGCGCTCGTGGCATACCCTGTGACAGGTTCGCAGTCGGCATTCCAAACGCGCCCGCCATTTGATTTGTGCCGCGCATGGATGCCATTTGCATCGGCGTCATGGCCGCAACATCTGGCCCGTAATACGGCACATAGCCAATCCGCGACGTTTGCATTGCTCGTTGAATAAGCTGTTGCGCCGCTTTGTCGAGGTAGGCCGGGGCCTTCACCTCTGATTTTTGCTTTTCACGTCCCATTGATCTGCCTTTCCAGCATAACGGCAACCGGCTCGAACCCGTGCGCGCTCAATACCCGTTCCCATCCCTTGCGGCCCGTAAGGCTGATGCTTTCGCACCCCTGCGCCTTTGCCCATGCCATCGCCACATCCAGACCGCCTACAATCTCGTCAAGATCGCCTGCCGCAAGAAAGACATGCAACACCTTCTTTCTAGCATAAACGGCAATCTCTGTCACGGCGCAGCTATTCGGCGTAGGCCATATCTGCATTTCCCCCGCAATAACGGCCTTTTCGATATCCTCATAGACGTGAGTGCCGGAATTATACCGAAGCGCATCCTCTATCAGGTGCCGATTTGCCTCTATGAGATTCACGCTCTCAGCCTCGTGATTGCCAGCGTCACCGAAGGTGAAGCCGGGGCAAAGGCCGTAGACGCATGAGCCCTCAACGTCCCCGCCGTGTTGCTTGTCGCCCACATGACATTAAGCACATCATTCGCCGCGACCGTGAAAATCGCCTCCCGCGACACAACCGTCGAAGCGTCATTCTGATGCAAGGTTGCAACAATCGTGCTGCCCGTCGCATCCGTTCCATTGATCCGTGGCCAGAAGCGGAACGTAACATTGCTGGACGTTGTGCTCGTGATCTGCGCGGTAAACGCCAGAAGGTAAATGCCCGCCTCCGCGAAGGTTATCTCTGTCGCTGGCGTTCCTGTAAGCGTGATCTGGTCCAGCGTGACCGAACTCAGCGCAATCTTATAGGCCGTATTCGCCGCTGCCGCCGTGATATCCGCCGTTGCGTTCAACACGGCATAACCATCAGCAAGGACGATCTGCCGCCAGACGCCCGATTTGCTGATGACCGGATAGCCGTTCACGCCATCCCATAGCAGCACCGCATCATCCGCCGCCGATGCCCCGGTCAGCCTGTATTGCAGCCGAGACGCCACCCTTTGCAGGTAGGCGACGATATTCTGCGCCCATATATTCAGGTTTGCCGTGACCGGAGGCGGGTTCATCGCAAGCCGCCCGCCACCGCATCAAGCCGCATGACGCCTACGCGCCAATCCAATCCTGGATCACCGTTCACGCGCATTTGTATCTGGCGCCCGGTGAACCTTACATTTGTTGGATTGGCCATGTTGTAAGGCCCATAGGATCGGAGCGTATCGTTCGGATGGAACCGTGTCTTGAATGTCGCCGTCACAAGCCCTTGCGTCCGTTCATCCGGTATTAGTTTGGTCGCAGCCATGACGTTATCGCCCGCGCCGAGGCTGATCGGCCCGGTTTCGGCGAAGGCCGTCGCCCCGTTATGAGCAAAACCGCTTTCGTGGTCATAGGCCACGCCCGCCGTATCCAGCCATATCGGGTTGCGGAATACGCCAGCGTCAAAGCCTGCCGTGCGCGCGATTGCGCCAATAGACCAGTGATTTTCGGCGTAATTGAAGGTAACGTATCTGTCGTTCTCGCTGTTTTCGGCAGACGGATAAAACCACCATATCTCGTTATACGCCTGATTGCTGACGCCATAGACCTTGCTGGATTGCGTCATGTTGATGCCACCGAATACATAATCGGCCACATCGCACGGGATATCCTGCACCGCACCGCCGGAATACAGGTGAAAGCCCGCCGTGCCCATCCAGAACACGCCTTCATCCACAGAAACGGCCGATTTGCGGGATATCGCGCCGCAAGCCGACCCGACACGGGTGAAGCCATACACAAACGGCGGTCCCTGATATGTCGCGGAATGCGCGTCCTCATTCGTGATAATCAGGGTCTGCCCGCGCGTTCTGATGCCGAGCATGATCTCGCCAGCGAATTGCAACTCAATATCGCCCGCCTCATTCGTCGCCGCCGGGGTCCAGACCGTGTTATTCTCCCGGTCCGACCATTGAACCTTGCGCCGGTTGCCGCCCGCCCCGAGGGCGAACAGAAACCGCTCTGCCGTCACCACAAGCCCGCTGTTATTCGTGGGCGCGTTCGTGATAGCCACCGCGTCATTCGCCGCGTTAAGGTCCCATTCCAGAAGCCGCCCGTCCTTGGTTGAACATGCGACAAGCCGCTCGCCCCAGTTATCGAGCGACCATGTTGTCGCCTCGCCAAATGACCGGACAATGCGCGGCGTTCCGAAGGTGCCGAGACCGAAAAACCCGCCACCGAAACCCGTGTTGATAGTCGCGGACAGGTCGCCCGTCACCAGGCTGGCAGGCGTGATATCCGTCACGGTCCCGGACGGCGATACAGCTTTCAGGCTGTTGTGAAACCCGACCGCGTATCGACGATTCCCGCTCAAGTCCACCCATGAAACCGCCGCGCGCGGGGCTGTTGTGCCCACGGTGTCCCGCGTCTGCCACCCTCCGACCGGCCCCATGACATTATCGCGCCAGCGGACAAGATTGGCGTCATACCATCGCCCGCTGGCCTGGAACTCTGTCCCGTTGCGATAGACGCCGGGCGGGATTTGAAGCGGTAGCAGCGCCATGTCGTTACCTTGTCTTTACGCCCGCTCGCGCGCGAAATACCCGGCCAGAAAGGCTACCGCCGCCGTAATCGCAGGCCCCGCCAGCGGCCCGATCTGGTCACCCACGCCCGGCCACTGGTAATTGACCCCGGCGATTAGTGCCGCCGTCAGCGCCCCGGCAATGCCAGCGGCTGAGACCTTGCGTGTCGGCTTGGGGGAAGGCTGATTGATAAGCTCTGCCATGATTGGCTCCTATACAGGGTATGCAGACCGGGGAAGCTGGAAATGGGGCGCATCCCATCCCCAATCGCCGCCCCATTCGATAGGCGTCCCAAGCTCTGCCGCGACCGCCTTGACGTGCTTTGCAATGCGGCGCAGGTTCACCCAAAGCCGCTCCTCATTCTCCCTGCCGCCCGGCATTGCCTTGCCCGTAGCAGGGTCTACAGGCCACAAATCGACGGCATGGCCGGTTAGGTGACGGCTGTTCATCGTCTTTGATGCGCCTTGTTCCACAAGCTGCTTCTGCCGTGCCAACGTCCGCAGGCCCTCGATCACCACGAAAGGCACGGGCGATGCTTCCATACTCTTGATGACCAGTCGCACAAGGTCGGCATGGACGCCCACCAGCTTGGCTCCGCCGTTATCGCGCGTAGCCTGGTCATCGGGATACTTGATGAAAGCAGGCTTTGCCGGGGCAATGGTGACCCGTCCCTGTTCTGCCGCGCGGATCAACGCTGCCCGCGTGACCGGGCCGATCATGCCATCGGCTTTGACCCCGAGCGCCTGTTGGACTGCCTTGATATGCTCGCTCATCTTGCCTCCAGTGCCGCAATCCGCGCTTCCAGCGCGTCAATCCGGTCACGCTGCGCCCGCGCGACGTTGCAGAGGTGCACGACATAGCGGTCATACAGGACGCCATCCGGGCGCGGGTTGCCGTTTTCATCGGGGTTCCACAGAACCAGTGTGGCGTCTACATTTTCGGCCACATGCTCCGCGATGAAGCCCCACCAGCGCACATCAGGATCGTCCGCCTCTGACAGACTGCGATACGACACCGGCACCGAATTATAGACGATGCTTTCGGACGCCGTGATTGTCGCGGGCTGAATATCGGTCTTGTATAGGCCCGACGATGTGGAACGCCGCAGGACGCCATCGGAGTCAATTTGGACATTCGCGGCGCTGGCCGTGGTGTTGGT